ACCACGCGGGATGTCACGACTGACGAGCGGCAGTGCGCCGATGGTCAGGGGAATCTGGAACGCCGCAGCGCCCGGATAAGCGGAAGAAGCCATGTGTTATCTCCGGTACTTGTTGAAGACGGACCCACGCCGTTGCGGGGTCTGCTGGTGGGTGTAGCCGAGCGGGTTGCGTTGCCACTCCTCCCATTCGCGCTGGCGCTGTGCCTTGATGACGCGTTCCTGATCGACACCCATCTGCTCGACCCAGTACCGGCAGGCACCCGCGAGGGCGTCGAGTCGGTCGTCGTGCTGGAGGGCGTTCTTCTCACGGGTGATGTGAGCGATCTGGTGCAGGAGGGAGTAGGACGGCCGCTTCTCGACCGGGTATTGCGAGAGGGACTTCTCCTCGTCGCGCATGATGTCGTCGTTGAAGACGAGCGATCCGCGAGCGATGATCGGTTCCAGTACGTCGATGATGCGGAGTTCCTTCTGTCCGGACTCCCATGTCTCCTCGATGGCGCAGCCACCACCCACGGTCTGCGGGTAGCCTGCGCGGAGGAGCGGAAGCCAAGTGTGGAGGTACGCCCCGTTGCCGAAGTTCTTCTCGACGAGGATGCGGTTCACCTTCCACTTGGCTGCGATGCCGGTCAGCTTCTCGAAGTTCGCGTTATCGAAGCCGCCCTTCACGCCACCGACTTCCAGCACGTACAGCGTGCCGTTCAGGAAGCCGACGACGGCGTATCCAGTCTCGTCACCGTTCTTGCCGCCACCTGCCGGGTCAACGTACATGACGATGCCTTGCAGAGGACCGCGATCCGGTGAGACGCTGGAGGGAATGCCGAGGGTGTAGGTCGTGCCGTTGACCATGTACTTGATGCACTCGTGAACGAGGACACCGGGAGTAACGGTCAGCGGGTACGACTCAGCCAAGCGCATGGACAGAATCTTGGCGAGGCGCAGCGGGAAGCGTTCCGAGTCAGCCAGCTTCGTGTTGAGCATGTGCTGCAACTGGAAGTAGGCCGGGCCTTGGTCGCTCTCCTTCTTGGCGAGCAGTTCTTCGCAGCCAGCCGGGAGTTCGGTATCGACAGGTTGCCCTTGGTCGCCCAGCAGCCCGCCGCCGATCATGATGGACGGGTCCGCTTCCATGCGGCGCTTGACGAACGGTGCGAGCATGTCGCCGTAGTTCGGTACTTGCGCAGCGGTCGGATAGCGACCGGGCCAGATGCGGACTGTGTAGCCGCGACCGGGAAGGGTGTTGTAAATGGAGTTGATCGACTGAGGCGTCCCGAGGTACACGATCCGTCCGGTGGAGCAGATCGATGGGAAGTCCCGCGTCAACTGAAGCAACGCCTGCCGCTGGTGCTCGGTCAGGGAGTTCTTCGCACTCTCAATGTCGTCCGCGATAAGTAGGTCGGCGCGCTTACCCTGCAAGTTGCCGGTGACGCCTACGCACGCCACGGATGGCGACTTATCCAGACCCTTGAGGGTGTGATGCACGTCGAATGCCTCGACCGAGGTTCGGTCGCCTGCGTTGCGGTCAGGGCGAAGGCAGTCCAGAATGTCCATCGTCATGATGACGCGGACGATCAGGGTGGAGATTTCGTTGGCTTGTGTGCCGCCAGCCGAAATGATTAGGATACGAAACTTGGGATCGTGGATCAGACACCAGACTGCGAACAGTGCGCAGATGGTGGTCTTGGCCTGACCGCGCTGCGCCTGAATCATCAGGTAGTGCGGGCCGTACTCCAAGAACTCAGCGATGTCAGCCTGTACTTCAGAGAGCGAGAAGCCTAGCTCGATCATGCCGTCTTCACAGAACGGAATGAAGTGCGGGTAGGCTCCCTGCAACATCTCTAGCTGCTCAATGCGCTGCAATGCGGATTCAATGCCCTCACGGGCCATACTTCGGCGTAGCCATCTGGTACGCTTGTTCGACAGCGGCTTCAGCCTCTGCGTCGGTTACTTCTGGTGTGGGCACGAGCGGCACCACGTTGCTGCCACGCTGCTTGCGGCGGGCCTGCATCTCTTGAATCTTCTTCTCCATCTCCGACAGAGCCTTGTTGTCCTCGACCACGGCGGTGATGTTGTTGTCCTTCAGGAACTTCGTCGCGGCACCGAGGATCGCTGCATTGCAGAGGTCAGGGTCGCCCACGAGGTCGGTGAAGGTCTTGGCGATCAGAGCGTGCAGGTCCGCCAGCGCGTCTTGGCTGGCGGTCTTAGCCATTAGGTCTTCCCCTTGAGAGTGCGCCATACCTTCGGCGCGATGACGATGAACTGGAGCACGAGGTACAACGCCGTGCCGTACATGACCCACTCGGACAACGGATGCCCGAGATAGTCGGCTCCGGTGACGACCACCGGAGGTGCTGCTTGTGCTGCCGCCGATGCTGCGTCACGGACGTTCATTGATACTCCTAAGTTATCGGTTCACGGCTTCGAGAGCCTTAACACGGTCGTTAAGCTCCTGAATGGTCCGCAGTGCCAGAATCAGCAAGCGGCTCGTATCAGGTGTCTTCGTCTGGTCGGACAGGGTGTGCACGTAGTCCGGGTCAATCGACTCAAGCTGCTGAGACGTGACACCCAGCTTCCAGTGCTCCCCACTGTTGTAGTTCGGCTTGTAGTCAAAGGAGACGAACTCCATCCTCTCGACATCGTCCATGAACGTCTTGTCAACAGGCTGGATGTTCTGCTTGTAGAACTCGTCCGACGTGAAGTAGTTGCAGCCGACCGAGCCGATGTCCGTCGTCCACTCGATGTAGCCGTTAGCGCGAACCGGGAGGTTGACAGTGTTGGACCCGTTCTTCTGAGTCACCAGCCACGAGTACGTACCGTTGTTCATCAGGTACGGTAGATCGCGGTTCCCGTTGGCGTACCCAAGCTGCTGGCACGAGTCGAAGTTCATCTTCCCGTTCGCACCGTTACACTGAATGAAGGCGTCAGTCCAGATGGCACCTTGGTGTGTGCCATCGACCCATGCGCGGACCTTGCCGTCCCACGAGAACGAGTAGCGACCGTTCGAACCGTCGCGCCCCCACACGTAGTTAAACACGTTCATCTTGCCGCTAAGCTGCGACGTGAGCCAGCTAGACAGCCAGCCGCCCCAAACCGTGCCGTACACGTTACCGTCCGTGTTGAACGTGGCAGCACCTGCGTATAGTGCACCTCGCGCCGACGCGTTGCCGTTGTCGAAGATGCTAAAGTTGACTGCGGTGTTCGCGGAGTTGACCGCCTCAAGCGTACTGGCGACCGAGTTGGCCCGCATGAAGGGCTGGTAGCCGCCTGCGTTGAACCGGAGCGGGAACGAGTACGTGGTGTTCTGGTTCTTGAGAGTCGTCGTGCTGCCGATGTCCAAACCGTGGTTAGAATCCGCCAGCGTCAGGAGGCCGGTGCTGAGACTGTACGTGATGGGACGGTACGTGTTGTACGAGCCGCGCTGGTTGCCCGACGCCGTGGACATGAGATACAGGTTCGACGCGTCGTTGCGCCAGTACGTGCCGTAGTTGCCCGAGATGATGCGGAACGAGTCTGCAAACGTGGAAACAATCGCCCCGCTTACGTCACCGCCCGACTTCTGGTACGCATTGTCCGCTGACGCCTTGGCCGTGTTCGCGGTATCGAGCGCCGTCTGCGCCTTGGCGTCCACACCATCTGCCGTTGCCTTGGCTGTGTCAGCCGTGGTCTTCGCCGTATTGGCGGTAGTGACTGCGGTGTTCGCGTTCGTCAGGGCGGTGCTCGCCTTGGCGTCGATGCCGTTCGCCGTGGTGACGGCTGCACTGGCATTCGAGAGCGCGGAAGTCGCCTTCGCGTCGATGCCATCTGCGGTGGCCTTGGCCGTATCTGCGGTGATCTTCGAGGCGTCAGCCGTCGTCTTCGCCGTGTTGGCGGTCGATACCGCACCAGCCGCCGAGGCGGTCGCTGCGTTCGCCGTGGTGATCGCGGTAGCAGAGTTCGCCAGTGCCGTGTTCGCCGTACTGAGCGCCGTTGCCGAGTTGGCGATTGCCAGCACCGAGCCGTCGTTCAGCAGGTCGAAGCGGTCCGCCATCTCAGCGGCGACGAAGATGCTCTGCTGGGCCATCTTGTCGAGATTCTGCTCGTTCAGCACTGCACCGTTCGTGAAGTCCACCAGAGGCGCTGACTTCTGCGTGTCGCGGTACAGCACAATGTATTGCCCGGTCGGAACCGGGGATGCCAGCTTGATCTGGCTGTCCGTCTGCCACATGCCTGCCGTGATGGTCAGCATCGTGGACGTGCCCGTCGCCGGGTTGTAGATGTAGCCCTTCACGTCCGCCTTGGCGATGTAGCCGCCAGCGAAGTTGAAGGTGTAAAGCGTTGTGGCCCCATCACCTGCGGCGACGAGCATCGAATTGCGAAGCCCGCCTTGGCCGGAGGCTCCGAGCCACGGTACGAGGTAATCCTGAGCCATGTGGCCTCCGTGTGGTTGGGATTGGTGTCTATCAAGTCCAGCGAAATTGGAGGCCCGCGCTGGGCGGGCTTCCGGGGATTACTCTGCTGCCATGCCGTTTACCAGCGCGGTGCCGAGGAAGGTGTTGCTGAGGGGAAGGGTCTTGAAGACTGCGGTCGAAGCCTTGTGGGCGTCCGAGTTCTCCGCGCCGGTCAGCGCCCCGCCCGTGCGGGCGAATGCCGTGCCGACGTTCTTCAGGTAGCCCATCGAGGCGAAGGGGCTGGAGCCGTTGGACTGACCACCGAACATCATGTTGACTGCGTCGAGGGTGTCCGAGCCGATGCCGCTCACGTTGGTCATGGCGGCGACGCCGGAGGCGAGGTCGAGTCCGTGGAATCGCTTCTTCAGGTACTCGTCCCGCTTCACATCGTCCATGCCCGCCGACGAGGCCATCGTCTTCGCCCAGTAGAGAGCCGTGGCCCACACTGCGTTGAAGCCGAACTGCATGACCGTCGTGCGGTCCGCGTGCGACATGTTCCGACCGAACTGCTTCTCGGACCCGACCATGCCTGCGTTGCGGAACTGGGTGAAGAAGCGACCCATCTGCGTCTCCACCTGCCAGCGGGGCTGCTCACCGATGAAGGCGCGCTGGAGCACCTGACCTGTCACCCGGTGAATGGAGCCAATGAAGTCCTCGGCATAGCCGGGGCGATCCTTGTCCCACTTCGACCAGTTGATGATCTCGCCTTCCTTGCGCGCACCGTCGTGCGTCTCCAGCAGTTCCTTGATGTTGCGCACCCGCTCAGCGTCGAGGCCCGTCTCCACCAGCCGCGCCGGGTTCAGGGTGTCTGAGCCGGTACGGATGATGTTGCCTGCCTCGTCGAAGGCCGTGCCACGGATAGCGCGGATCAGTTCCTCTGTGATAGCCGGGACTGCTGCGCGGTGCGTTGCGATCTGCACCGGGCGCGACAGCGACATCCACTGAAGCGCCGTGCCGAGGCCGTGCACCGTGTTGCGGTAGATCGGGTGGCTAATCATCGAGCCAGCGTGCGGCTGCACACCGGACGAAGTCTCGTGGAACTTCAGGCGGTGATCCAGCCCGAGAGCGGACGTTGCCATGATGTTCAACTGCTTCACGAGTTCCGTCTGCTTGCCAAAGGACTTGCCGAACGCCTTCAGGAAGCCGCCGACGCCAACAGCGCCGACCAGCGCGCCTGCGTCGCCCAGCGCATTCAGGCCGACCTTACCCATCATGGCGAGCGCCGTGGCCGACTGGAGAGCCGATGCCGCCGCGTTGTCGTTGATGTTGTGGAGGTCCATGAGGGACTTGCGGACGAACTCCATGTCCACCAGTTCTTCATCCGTAGCGCCGTGCTTGGCGAGTACGTCCTTCGTTGCCGTCCAGTGCGCCTCGTCCTTGATACCGCGACGGGCCAGCGCCACAGCGCCCGCGTAGTGGCTCGTGTTCTGATCCACCATGCGACCGAAGTCCGTGTCCATGTAGTCGAGCATCCGAACGCCGTTCACCTCGTGCAGCAGGTTGAACTCCGTGCGCGAGCGGTCGTTGACCAC